AGATGTGTTCCGATCTCCACATCGAGAAGGACGCGTACTATAAAAGGCTTGCCACGATCTGCGTCTATGGCGCGGGAGTAGCGGACGGCCTCGGCATCGAATAAAAATTTCATTATGATACTGAACGGCGAAAATCTGTGTTATTATACTATTAAGCGGGAGCATGAAATCCAGGGCCCCGCGGCCTCCTCTGGGTGTTCTTCTGCCGGGTTCTCTCCTTTACCGGCGAAAGGCGTTGCGATATGCAGCGCCTTTTAATTTTGGGCGAAAGCGAGGTGACGCTGCCATGTTGGAAAAGCAGGAAAAGTTTTGCATCGAATTCGTAAAAAGCGGCAACGCCGCCGAAGCCTACAAAGCCGCAGGCTATAAGGTAACGAGTGCGAAATCTGCCGCGAATTCTGCGTCCCGATTGTTGGAAAATGTTGGTATTTGTAGCCGAATTGCGGAACTTCGTGCGCAGCTGGAGAGTGAGAAGATCATGGACGCAAAGGAACGGCGCGAGACTTTGACCGCGATCGCACGCAGCAGGGCGGAAGATGCAGCGGACAGGATCCGCGCCATCGACACGATCAACAAAATGGACGGCCTCTATATCAACAAGACGCAGCTCTCCGGAGCTGACGGCGGGCCGCTGACGATTGCCTGGGAGAGTGCGGACGATGGGAAATAAAGTCGTTATCCCGTACAAGCCCCGCCCGATCTGGGCGAAGGTGCTGCACCCGGCGCTCGAATCGCATCGCTTTTCCGTTTTGGTTTGTCATCGGCGCTTCGGCAAGACTGTCGGGACGATCAATCATTTGATCAAGATGGCGGTCACGTGCAAGCGCAACGCGCCGAACTTCGCGTATGTGGCGCCTTTCCGGAATCAAGCGAAGCTCATTGCCTGGCAATACGTCAAGCATTATACTTCCGTGATCCCAGGAATGAAGATCAACGAGAGCGAGCTTTTCGTGGAATTCCCGCAGCAAAAGAAAGACTGGCCCGGCGCGCGGATCTATATCATCGGCGCCGATCATCCGGATGCACTTCGCGGGATCTACCTGGACGGCGTCGTGCTCGACGAGTACGCGAACATCAAGCGCGAGCTGTGGGACGAGGTGCTGCGTCCGGCACTGGCCGACCGTGAGGGCTGGGCGGTCTTCATTGGAACCCCGGCCGGACAGAATCAATTCTTCGAGGTCTACCAGCGCGCGCAGCGGGAGCCGTCCTGGTTCTCTTGCCTGTATCGTGTAGACGAGACGGGCGTGCTGCCGGAAGCCGAGGTCGCGGATATGAAACGCGACATGACAGACATGGCGATCCGGCAGGAATTGTTCTGTGACTTCTCGGCGTCGGCGTCCGACATCGTGATCCCGATCGACCTGGTGACGGAATCCGCTGCCAGGAATCTGACCGACGCGGACGTCCGCGGGCAGCCGGTCGTGCTCGGCGTGGACGTCGCCCGGTTCGGCGACGACGCGACGGTCATCACGGCGAGGAAGGGGCTGCACTGTATCAAGCAGCACACCTTCCGAGGGCTGGACACGATGGAGGTGGCGGAACGCGTCATCGACGCCATACGTCAATATGAACCGGACGCCGTCTTCGTGGACGTCGGCGCCATGGGTGCGGGCGTCATCGACCGGCTGCATCAGCTCGGCTATGACGTGACCGAGGTGAACTTCGCCGCGGCGTCAGCTGACGTACGGTTCGCGAACAAGAGGGCGGAGATGTATTTCAAGGTCCGCGACTGGATGCAGGGTGGCGGCGCGATCCCGAACGAGCCGGTGCTCAAATCGGAGCTCTCGATCGTGGAGTACAGGTTCTTGCCGTCGGGCAAGATCATCCTGGAACCGAAGGAGAAGGTCAAGGAAAAAATAGGCAAGTCTCCGGACACGGCCGACAGTCTCGTCCTGACTTTCGCTTTGCCGGTAATGCCGCAGGGCGCTTTCATGAACAAGCGCCTCACGCGAAGCAATACAAATTACAAGCTATTTTGACGAAGGAGGAATTCTTATGTGCAGTGGTGGAGGCGGCGGCAGCCGCGTCGAGTACGTCTACCGTGATCCTGATCCGGTGCCGACCACGGTCACGCCTTCGGACGTGAGCGCGAACGCTTCGGCGGAACAGACGAAGCTGCAGGAACAGCGCCGCAAGAAAGGCGCCCGCGCGAATGCGCTTGCCGTGGATCGGCAGGGCACGCTGCTCGGCGGTGGTGTTTCGGATGCAGTATCAGCGCTTCGTAAAACGTTGGGATGAGGTGAGACCAAATGGCAGGAATGGCGAGAACGCCTCCGCTGATCACTCCGTCCGACGGCGCGAAGCTGATCGGCGTCAAGCGTAAAGAATGCGTAGAGATCATCGGAAGCTTGCGGAAAAGACGTCTGCCCTACCTCGACCGGTGGCGTGCGATCCGGGATTATGAGCTGCCCTATACGGGGGAGCTGGACGAGAACCCGGACGAGAACGAACAGGCGAAGCGGCACGACGATCATATTTATCACGGCGCAGCGTGGGCCGCGAATCAGGTATTTTCAGCGGGCATAATGTCCGGACTGACGCCGCAGTCACGGCAATGGTTCCGGCTCTCGTTTGCGAACCGTGACGTCCAGGATATGACCGGCGCGGGGAAACTCCTCGACGATCGGCTCGACATCCTGAACGACGTCCTCAACAAATCGAACTTCTATAACGCTATCCATTCAGCGTATTTGGAGCTTGCTTTCGGGCAGGCGCCGCTTGGCGTGTTCGCTTCGGCGGAGACCGGCGTCCATTTCGTCCCGTTCACGATCGGGACTTATTATCTCGACGTCAACGCCGACGGCATGGTCGACACCTTCGCTCGCGAATGGTGGATGACGCTCCGGCAGCTTGCCGATAAGTTCGGCCCGGAGAATCTTCCGCGCACGCTGCAGGTGCAGCTCGAAAACAACGGGGCGATGGATGAACGCCATAAAGTTTACTGGCTCGTCATGCCAAACAAGGGCAAGGACAAGCGGCGGATGGATAAATTCCACCTGCCCTATATCTCGCTTTACTGGGTGGCTGGCAGCCATGACGACGAATGGCTTGACGTGGGCGGCTTCCATGAATTCCCGGTCCCGGTAGCGCGTTTCCTTGTAACTGGCGGGGCGGCTTATGGCAAAGGCCCGGGCTGGTTCGCGGAGGGCGACAGCAAAGGTCTCCAGCTTTTGGAGCAGGACTACTTGACGGCGGTCGAGCTTGGCGTGAAGCCGCCCGTTCAGAGTGACGCGAACACGGCCTTGAAAGGGATCAACTTGATCCCCGGCGGAAACACGATCACGCAGAACGGGCAGCCGGTGACGCCTCTCTTCCAGGTCAACCTTGCCCTGGATCATTTGCAGTCGAAGATCGTCGAGCTGACGGACCGCATCAAGCGGGCCTATGCAGCCGACTTGTTCCTCATGCTCGACAGCCTGGATCAGACCATGACGGCGCGCGAGGTCCAAGAGCGCACGCTGGAAAAGATGCAGCAGCTCGGGCCGGTGGTTCAGAGGCTGCAGTTCGAGTTCCTCTCGAAGATCATCGAACGCGTCTATGCGATCCTCGATCGGGCGAACGTGTTCCCCGAACCGGAAGATCCGCAGCTCGCGCAGATGCTTTCGCAAGAAGAAATCAGCATCGAGTACATCAGCCCATTGGCCCAAGCCCAAAAATTAAGCGGCCTGGTGAACATCGAGCAAGCCGTATCCTTCACCGCGCAGATCGCGCAATTCGATCCGGCGGCGCTGGACAAATTGAATTTCCCGGCGGCGGTGGATCGTTACTGCGATATGCTCGGCGCTCCGGCAGCCATCCGGCGGACGGAGGAAGAGTTCGAGGCGATCCAGCAGCAGAAAGCGGAAGCGGCGGCAGCACAGCAGCAGCAAGCGCAAGCAGCGGCGGCGGTGCAGATGGCCGTGCCCGCGACGGTGGCGGCGAAAAATATGACCGAAGCGGCGAACGACGGCAATCCGGCGCTCGCGCAGATGCTCGGGATGGACCTCGGGATCGGAGGCTAACACATGACAACAGACAAGCAGCAGGTAAAACGAATCGAGAACCTACGCGAAGAAGAAATGCGGCGTGACGAAGCGGCGCTCCGGTATCTGATCGGGGACGAGCGCGGGCGCTGGTTTCTATCCCGTATGCTCGAACGCTGCCACGTCTTCAACATGATGACCGGCGACGTCAATCAGATCCTCTTCTGGGAGGGCGAGCGAGCCGTGGGCGTTGAGCTTTACGGCAACATCCGCACGCTCGCAGCGATAGACGAGACCGGTCAATCTTTGAAAGATCTCCAAACCGCAGAAAGAGAATATGGCGCCTTCTTGGCGCGCTACAGAGGGAAGGAGTAATACCATGACAGACTACTTTGATTTGCAGCTTTTCGGTGAAGAGGGCGGAACCGATGCGGGCGGCGATAGCCCTGCTGCAGGCGGCGACGTGCAGGGAGCTGAACAGCAACCTGCTGGCGGCGAACCTGCTGCGGCCGATAGCAATACCAGCGGCGAGAACCAGCCCGAAGCCGCGGGGACTATTCTGGGCGGAAAGGAGGAAGAGGCTGGCTGGGACTTCCGCGAAGCCGTTCCCGAGGGTATGCAGTACGATGAGGGCGCGGCGTCCGCGTTTGCCGCCGTAGCTAAGGAAGCAGGCTTGACTGGCGCGCAGGCGAAGACGATTGCGGCCTATGGTATGAAGTACGCGCAGGAAGGCATGAACGCGATGGCGCGTGCATGGGCGGAGGAAGTCACCGGCTGGGCGGCAGCGACAAAGAACGAGCTGGGCACGAACTTCGAGGCGACCGTGAACAAAGCGGGCGCGGGCATCGAGGCACTGGAAAAAGCGGTGCCCGGGATCCGGGCGGCGCTGAACGAGACCGGCGCGGGCAACCGCATCGAATTCGTCCGGGCGTTCGCCATGATCGGCGAGCTTGTCGGAGAGGATACCTTCAAAGGCTTTGGGACTGCCGCGGCTACCAAATCCGCCCTGTATCCGAATACAGACTTTAACAAATACTGATAGGAGGAATGACTTATGTCTATTCTTGGCACTGATGCGCTGACGTTGAGCGATCTCCGAAAGCGCCTTAATCCCGACGGTTCCATCGCTTTCATCATTGAAGCGCTGGAGCAGAGCAACCCCATTTTGCAGGACATCCCCTGGATCGAGGGCAACCTCAAAACCGGCAACGTGACCACCGTCCGCACGATGGTCCCGACACCGTCCATCCGTATGATCAACAAGGGCGTGAAGCGCGGCAAGTCTCGCACGAAGCAGGTCCAGGATACCTGCATGATCCTCGAAGACCGCAGCGTAGTCGACGTCGAGCTGCTCGCGCTCCAGAAGGACAAAGAGAAGTTCCGCAACAGCGAGGACGCAGCATTTGTTCAGGGCTTTTCCAGCTATGTCGCGGAACAGGCGTTCTATGGCGACAGCAAGAACGCGCCGGGTACCTTCAACGGCCTGTCCGTTCGTTATGACACCTACGGCGGCAACAAGGGCGAGGCGGGCTATCAGGTCGTCTCCGCTGGCACGCCTGGCTCGAACACCAACACGACGGCGTTCTTCGTCGGATGGGGCGGCAAGCATACGGTCGGCATTTATCCGGAAGGTACGATCGCAGGCTTGAAGATGCGCGACCTCGGCGAGCAGACTGTCACGGATAGCGACGGGCTGGAATACCAGGCGCTCGCGACGCTCTTCACGTGGAAGGTTGGCATGGCTGTGCAGAATATCCGCTCGAACGCGCTGCTGCGTAACATCAACGTTGCCGGGCTGAAATCTCTGAACAGCGCCCAGAAGCTCGCTCTGATGGACAGCTTGACGGAGACGAAGAACAAGATCCAGAATCTGCAGAACGCTGACAAGCAGGTCCGCCTCTACGTTTCGGACAGCCTGTATAACTTCTTCGAGACGTACATGAACGACAAGAACAATGTTTTCGTCACGCAGCAGA